AGTGGCAGTAGTAGTCGCAGAAGTTGGCCCATGTCCAGTTACCGCGTGACGCTTGGTAAAGCATGAGTTCGTTGATTGTGGCGGCTTGGGGCTTGGTGCGGTTCGGGGTGTTTTCCATACCACTAAGTTACCCTAAGTTACCCTAAGTTGTCAAGCGTGGGGGTCGGACACGGCCAAACCATGCGACACCGGGCGCCTACCCGCGCCGGTTCAGCCACTCCAACGCCGCCCGCTCCGTGATGGCCGTCCGGCGCGGCGTTGGCCGCAGAACCCGCAGCCTGCCCGCGTTGATTTCTTGGTAAACCCGGTGCTTGGGCAACCCGAACCGTGCCGCAAACTCGGGCACCGTCATGCGCGGCTCGTCAACGTGGCCCGCCGAGTCAAGTTCGATTTCCATAGCCCACATCCTCGCCCACTAGACCCCAACCGGCTCGTTGGCGAATCGGCCAATCGCCCGCCACGCGGGATGCGTGACCTCAATCGCCTTGCGGATATGGTGGGCCGCGTCCTTGGCGCCGTCGCGGTACGCGTTGCGGTAGATTATGCCGCCCACGCCTAGCAGGGTGCCTGGTGCGGGCAGCGGCTCGATTTCTGGGGTGCCAGCAAGTTCACCGGGTGCGGTCAACCCGGAGCCGTCGATTGCCACCAGGCTTTCGAACAGCGCGCAGGTCGGGCAGATTCCGGTCACGTTGTCGAACCGTGACAACGCGGGCGGCTCTGCGTACTGGTGCCCGCAGGACGGGCATAGGGTGGGAAAGTTGGTCATGTCGTTCCGTTCCGTGGTGTTGGTGGTGCCAGCCGGATTGGCTGGGCTTTCGTGCCCGCCGGGGGAATCGAACCCCCGGCCAGAACCATTCGGGCTAGGCAATATCGTTATAGTCCAGATAGCCCGATTCCTCATCGACGGTGGGGACGTAGGCGGCTTCGGCTTCGCTCCACAGCCATTCCTCACCGCCGCGAATCGCGGTCAATTTCCGGGGGATTAGCACTCCAATAGTGTCGGAGAACACCGTGGCCTTGCTGGCGGTGATGCAGCGAATCTTGGTCATTGGTCTAGTCCTTTCGGTTGGTGCCCCGCCCGGTTGGCGGGGGCTTTAGTGCCTATGCCCGGAGTCGAACCGGGCCGGAGACCGTCTAGGCGAGCGCTTTGTAGGCGCCGTGTAGTTCGATGGAAGCGGCCTCATAGGCTGCCTGTTAGTTCATTTGGCACCTCGGGCTGCCAGCACCTCGCGCGCGCTTTCCCACGTCGGTTCCTGCGCTAATAGGGTGCCGCCAAGCAATCGCCGCTCCAAGTAGGTCTGGTGGTCGGTTGAGGGCTTGCCGCAGTAAACGACGGTGACCCATTTGCGCCCAATCCGTACCTCTAGCACGGTCCCAAAATCAGTAACCATTCCGGGTGCGAGTTCTGTACTCAGTATTGACTTCCAGCCGTTCATTGGGTTCATTCCTTTCTGGTTTTCAGGTAAGCCAACCGGAGGTCGGCTGGCCTTTCGCGCCTATGCCCGGAATCGAACCGGGCGAGAACCATTTAGGCGGATTCGAGAAGCCACAAGGTATCCGTCGCGCAATCCTCGGGAATGGGGCACCTTTGCGCGGCGACGTGTTCCACCGCTATCCACCAGTTCAACGGAACGCCGTGGTAGGACGGAACTGGCGCGTAGCAGTTGCGGCACACAACCCCGCTCGGGCTATCGCCACCCTTGCCTGACGCGTGGCAGCACGCGGTTAGCGTATAGGCCAGCCCGATTTCGGTATCGCTGGCGAACCTGGCACCGCAGTTGGTGATATGAGTCGTGATGGTCATTTTGGGCTCCTTTCGAAAGCCGGGGTTTCGCGGCTCCCCCGGTTGGGGAGCCGCGTGGCGCCTAAGCGGTCGCAGCGGCGATGATGGCCTTAGACCGGGCATCCGCAGCCTCGTAGCGGGCAATCGCGGCGTCGCGGCGCATACGGTGACGGAAACGGGCGCCCCACGCGTCGTTGTACGCCTTGGTGCCGTAGGCGGCAGCGTCCATGCGTGCGTCCGCGGCAGCGGCGCGCTGGCTGTGCGTCCACCGGGCGGCAGCGGCTTGCGCCATTGCATTGTTGGCGGCGCGCAGCGAACGCAGTTGGCTGGGGGTGAAGCGGGTGTCCATTGTGGACTCCTCTCGGGTCGGGGGTTCGGGGCTTTCCCGATACCACTAAGTTACCCTAAGTTACCCTAAGTTGTCAAGCGTGGGGGTCGGACACGGACAGTTCGGGGAGCCGAACGCGCCACCCCGGAACCGGGCGAACGTCACGCGGTAACGTCACGCCGTTCGAAAAATCACAACTGACCAGGGATTTCAATGCGGGCAGTTTTCCCGTCACGCGCAGGGCTGTGACCAGCGGAAACACGTCGTCGCGGGCACGCTAGCGTCACGCTAACGTCACGCGCTGGTGTTGGGGAGCGAAAAACCCCCTGTTACCAGGGGGTTTGCGGAGCGAGTGACGGGAATCGAACCGTACTAAGCCAACCCCGCCACCAGCCACAACACGGCTCTGACGTGCGAAAACGCAGAAACCCAGTTGCGTAGAACTAGCAGGGTTTGCTACGCTAACGTCACGTTACGTCACGATACCACCAGGGAGCCGCGTCCACAATGGGCAAGGGTAGGTCTGATTGGGGCACGCTGCGCGCGTTGCCGTCCGGGAGATACCGCGCCGGATTCACCGGCCCAGACGGGTTGCGGCACCGGGCGCCCGCCACGTTCGGAACCAAGGGAGAGGCCCGCGCGTGGCTCGCCAAACAGCGGACGCTAATCATCGATGGGGATTGGACACCAGCGGCGCCCACGGCCAAACACCAGACGCAGGAAAAGCGCGCAACAATCCTGGGCGAGTACGGTGCGGAATACATCGAGAACCGGATTTCGCCCAAGGGATTGCCGCTGACACCGGCCACCAAACAGGGATACCGTGCTTGCCTGCGCGCGCTCGGGGATTTGCAAACGACGCCGGTTGCCGACATTACCCCGGCTAAAGTTGGCGCGTGGTATCGGGCCAGGGTCGGCGCCGGGAAAATCACGTCGAGCGCCCGCGCCTACGCGTTGCTAAAGGAGATTCTGAACCAGGCAATCGAGGACGGGCTAATCAGCGAGAACCCTTGCCGAATCCGGGGCGCGGTATCCGCGACCACAGGTCGGGATGTGGAGCCGCCCACCAGCGCCGAACTGGCCATCATCGTTGCCAACACGCCGGAACGTTATCGGGCGCTGGTAGTCGTGGCGGCGTGGAGCGCGCTTAGGTTCGGGGAGCAGACCGAACTTAGGCGCGGCGACGTTGACGACGACGGGGAACTAATTACCCTGCGGGTGCGGCGCGGTGTGACCTATGTTCGGGGTACGGGTTTCGTCGTGGGGGCGCCCAAAACCGCTAAATCCAAACGTGACGTAGTTCTACCCCCGAGCGCGTCGCAGGCCGTTAGGAGCCACATGGCGGCGTTTGTGGGGGTGTCTGCGGATAGCCTGCTATTCCCTAGCGTGAGCGGCGGGCACTTGCCGAGCCAATCCAAGGATAGATGGTGGTACAAGGCGCGCGCGGCGGCAGGTAGGCCGGATTTGCCGTGGCACGGGCTTAGGCATTATGGCGCGACGCAGTACGCGAAAACGGGTGCGACGTTGGCTGAGTTGCAAGCACGGTTGGGGCACACGACGGTTGCTGCGGCGATGCGGTATCAGCACGCGACGGGCCGCGACCGGGAACTTGCCCGCAGGATGGACGGCTAGGCCGCTAGGACGTTCGCCTACTCTTTGATTGCGCCGAACGCGACGAGGCGTGCCCGGATTTCGGCCAACAGTTGCTCCTCGGTTGCGTCGGACAGCGCAGCGGAACCCAGGCTCAACCCGAACCATTCAGCCAGTTCGTCCGGGGTAAACAATCCTAATTCGTACAAACCATCGAGCGGGTTGTATTGGTATGCCCGGCTCACTTTCACCACAACCTCGGGTGTCATGGCGGCTTGCCCTTTGACCTGCTTGTTTAGGTGGGTCTGGCTGACCTGGCTCTTGATTGCGACTTGGTTGACTGAGTCGCTGGTCACGTCGCGTAACCATTTCATCCATTTATTCACGGTTTCAGCGTACCACAAAACTAGCGCAACGCACTAGGGCCTAGCGCGTGTTGAACGGTGATTTAGCGCGAAACGCTCGTTTCTAGCGTGTCGGGTTGCCCCGGCAAGCGAAACGCGCTAGATTGTAACCATGAACACTAACCCAACCCGACTCGCTGGTGGCGTGCTTGCGCTTGGTGGGCAGTTGGCGACACCCCAGACCAGCAAATTAGGCGCGGGCATCGTCGCAATTGCCGCCGAGATTCTTGCGACCGCGCAGGAAACGGAGTCGGACGCGTGACCAACCCGCTAGACGGCCACGGGTATATCCGGGCCAACGAACTCGCGGCACATACCGGGATTTCCGCCCTTACGTGGCTCGGGTGGGCCAGGCGCGGGATAGTCGCATCTATTAAACTCGGGCCGCAACCCCGACGCGGAACCAAGGACACTCGCCCGGTTTGCATATCGAAAGATTCGGCGCGCGCACTAATCGAGGATGGTGCCAGGTATGTCGGTTGAGGCTATGTCCTTGGTATTGAACCATTCTCGGGCGAAAGGCGCTGCGAAACTGATTTTGTTGGGTATCGCAAACCACGCGGGCGATGGTGGCTCTTGGCCGTCGATTGCGACCCTGGCTCGGTACGCAAACATTGATGTGAGAAACGTGCGACGGAACATCGCGGCATTGGTGGAAATGGGCGAACTACGGGTGAAAACCAATAGTGGTGGATTGCGTGGGATGGCGAAATGGGAGCGCCCGAATCTTTACCACATCATGCTTACCCCCCCTGGCGCCAGCGCCACCACCCCCCCTGGCGCCAGCGCCACCCTAACCACCCTAGAACCATCCTTCAACCATCCAACCCCCCAAACCCCCCAGGGGGGCTGCCCGCCGCAAGCGGCAGGCGGCGCGCGCTACCCGGACACCTTCGAGCAATTCTGGGCGGCATATCCACGCAAAACAGGGAAAGGCGCGGCGTACAAGGCTTGGGAAAAGGCGATAAAGCACACGCCTATCGAGCAAATCCAATCCGCGGTTGAGGTTTACCGGGCAGACCCGAACCAACCATTAGACCAAACGCTAATTCCTATGCCTGCCACTTGGCTCAACCAATCGCGTTGGGATGATGGGCCGTTGCCGGAACGCCGCGAATACCGTATGTCGAGCGCGGAGGCAGGTATGGGCATTGGGCAGCGAATGGCCGAGCAGGAGCAATTGGCCCTAATCCGTGGCGACTATTTGGAGATTGTGGCATGACGACGCAGGAGGCGACGACGATTCTGGCGCTGATGGCGACTTTCGACGGGCGCCGGTTCGGGGAACTAGAAATTACCGCGTGGCGGCAAATCCTTGTGGACGTTGATTTCCACGACGCTCGGGCGGCTGTGTTGGCCTGGTACGGGGCAAACCGGGGATGGATGCAACCTGCGGACGTTCGCAGGGAAATCGCTGCGGCGCGACCCGTGCCGCGCTCGGTGCCGGGTTTCGTGGAAATGAGCGACCAGGAGCGGCAGGAGCGGGCGCGCCGGATTCAGGCCGGGGGCAAAACGTTGCGGCAGCAGGCTAGGGAGCGTGCCCGGTGAGCGATGGGAAGCCGTGCCCGTGGGCGGGTTGTGTCTGCGTCCACCAGCGTTGTCGTGATGGCTGGTTGAACGCCGCTGAGTTGCACATGGTGGACGGGCGCCAGTATCGACGCGCGGTTGCGTGTGGCGATTGTGAGCGGGCACGCGAGGCGGTTATCGCTGCTAGGGGCAAAGGGAAGTACCGGCCACGCTATTTGGGCCGGGAGCAAAGGGTAAGTCGTCCGGCTGGTTTTGATTGGGCGGCAGCGGCAGCGGGCGACGCAGCCTGATACGAAAGGAAAGAAAGGGTAATTATGGAGTTCGAAAGGAAAGAAAGGATAATTATGGAGGACAAAAGGCGTATGTGTTCCGAGGTTATGGTTTGTGCGCTGGCGACCGGGCATGACACGCATTGCCATACGCTAGCGACGTTTGACGAAGTGAACGGGCTATTGGACAAGATAACCGGCCTGACACACCAGCGCGACTCGCTGGAGGATGATGTGGCCCGGTTGGGCAGGTTGTTGCAAAAGGCGTACCGGGCGAATGAGCGGCTCAACCAGAAACGCAAGATGTGGAAGGAACGCGCCAACTTGGTCACTGTGATTGTGTGGGATTGCGTTATCGCGCTGCGGAAACTCGGCTACAAAGTTGTGGTACGGGGGCAAGAACTGTGGTGGAGCGAATGAGCGTGCCGCAATTGCTTTCCGACCGGCGCGCGCTGCGCGAACTGGTACAGGTTGCGGAAGCCGCTGGACGGCCACCGGGCGCCACAATCGCAATGTCGCTCATGGGCTGGGTTTGCCTGGCCTGTGGGCGCGAGTATGGGCGCGATGAGCGTGAGTTTGCATTGGTTTGCCATACCCGGATTGGGGAGCCGAATGACTAACGACATTATTGAGATGCCGGGTAATCCAAATCCTGAGATGGAGGCATTGGCCGAGGTCTGGAACGCCGCGTATGTGGCAGCGGTTCAGGTTTTGGATGCCGAGGTGGGAGATTGCGCGGCACGGATGCTTGCGCTGCGAATTGCTGACGAAACGGAGGAAAATTGGTTACGCGACTAGTTTACGATTTGCCGGAGGCTGAATACCATGCCGACCGGGATACGTTGTCGAGTACGGGCGCGAAAACGCTGTTGCGCTCGCCCGCGCAGTTCAGGTGGGAACAGGACGGGCACCCCGTCACGTCGGACGCGTTTGTGGTTGGTTCGCTGGTTCACGCGCTGGTGCTGGGGCAGCCCTACGCGGACATTCAGGTAAAATTGGATGGCCGTACCAAGGAGGGTAAGGCGCAGAAAGCGCAGGCGGACGCGGACGGGTTGCGTTTGATTTCGCAGGATGATTGGGATTCGGCGCACCGCATGGCGGACGCGGTTTTGGGCAACCGGATGGCCGCTGACCTGTTCAGCAATGGCAGGGCGGAGGTTTCTGCCTATGGCACGGAGCCGATTTCGGGTGTCGCAATGCGTGGCCGGTTCGATTGGTTGCGTAACGATGGCGGAATCGTTGATTTGAAAACTACCGCTAACGCGGAGCCTAACAAGTTCAGGTACAGCACGTTTGATTACGGATATTATATCCAGGCCGCGTGGTATTGGCATTTGGGTGTCGAGAACGGTATCGACGTTTCCTATTACCCGATTGTGGCGGTGGGCAAGTCCGCACCGCACCAAGTGACGATATGTGAGTTGAAAACCGCTTACATTGAGGATGGTTGGGCGGAGGCCGAAAAGGCGTGCGACATTTACAAGCGTTGTAGGGCGTTTGGTGAGTGGCCCGATTGGCCCGAGAACCAGGAAGTTTATGTTTTCGACAACCCGAGGCGGCGCGCATGATGATTCAGATTGTGTGTTACTGCGGCAGGTTGGCGACGAACGATTACGCGGGTTGGCCCGCGTGTAAGGAGTGTTTGACGTAATGGATACGGCGAGAATGGCGCTAGAAGCGGCGCGCGAGTTCGCGAGTGACGCAAGAACAGATGATTACCCGCTGGTGATGGCGGTTGTCGCGGTGGCGGAGCAAATCGCGGCGCTGCGCGCTGATTTTACCGGCCCGTTCCGGCCAGCCGACGAGTCCGAGAGGATTCCGTTTTGATGGCTGACGAAAAAGTATCGCACGCGAACCTGTTTGCGGCGCTCGCGGCGTTTCAAGCCGAGGTGCCCGTGGTGGCGAAAGCCAATTCTGCGGACGTTCGAACGAAAACGGGCGGGAACTACCGTTACACGTATGCCACGCTTGGGGATGTTGCCAGGGTCGTTTACCCGATTCTGGGCAGGCACGGGCTAAGTTTTCTGTGCCTGATTGAGCGCGACGAAGCCGGGTTGACTCTAAAGGGGATTTTGGCGCACGAAACCAGCCAAATGCAACAGGCCGTGTTTCCGGTGTTCGGCAACACGCCGCAGGAGATTGGCTCCGCGTTGACGTATGGGCGCCGGTATCTGCTCGGGTGCCTTACGGGTGTGGTTACTGACGACGACGACGACGGCCAGGCGGCGCAGAACGCGCACAGGGCCACGCAGGGGCGCCCGTGGGCGCAATCCCGACCGGAACCCCACCCCGAACCCGCTAGCCCGCCACAGCCGCCCGCAGGGGTTGATTTCGATGGCCTGTTGGCTCGGGCTGCGCTGGAAACCAGTAAGTCGGCGTTGCGTGAGTTGTGGAGTGAGGCCGGTAGCGCGGGGGCGCCGCGCGATGTGCTTGACCAGATTACGGAGTTGGCGGCGCATTGCGAAACGGAACCCGCGCCGGAGCCGGTGTCGGAACGTTCCGAATGGGTTGACGCCGAAACAGGGGAGCCGGTGGTGGCGCAATGAGCAACTATCCACCGGGTGTTACCGGCAGCGAATACGCGATAACGGGCGAATGTTCATGGGGTTGCCGCCATTGCGCCGGTGATTGCGGGTGTGAGGCCGAGTGCGACTCGTGGCGCCATTTCGAACACACCGGCAACGGTGATTGTTGCCCGGACGGCCACCTAGACGATTGGTGTGACTAATGGCCGATGTTTGGAACCCGGCGCAGGCCGAAACCGCAATCCGCGACCTATCGACCCAGATTGGGCACGGAGTCAACGTGTGCAACAGCGCTTATGTCGAGTACCTGGCCGCTGACCACGTTTTCGATTTGGCTTGGGCGCACGCAATCCTAGCGGCGCCCGGTGCGAACGCGGAGGCCCGCAAGGCGCACGCGGTTATCGCCACAGAGACGGAACGCCGCGACCGCGACGACGCGGACGCAGCATACCGCTACGCAGACCGCAGGGCTAAAGCCCTAACCGACCAACTACGCGCCATGCAATCAGTAGGCGCAAGTATCCGCCAAACATACGAAGTGGCGGGAAGAGGGGAAAACTGATGCCCAAGATGGCCGAAAAAATCACGATAACCGCTTTCACGATTTCGATTGACGGTATGCCGCTAAATGTGGCGGTAATGAACCCGCAAATCGACTTGGATTTTCCCGCGCTAACTTTGACAATTCCAGCGAAAACAATTGAGATAAAGGACAAGCAATGAAAATTGGAACGAAAAAGCCTGTCGGGCCGCTCGGGCTTCTTGAAAAATCGATGATTTCCGACCCTTTGGAGCAGCATTTGGTAATTGCGGTGGTTGATTGCATGACGATTGCGCTTGACACGGCCACGGACAAACAGGAGGCCACATTGCGTTTGGTGGCAATCGAGCCGGTGCTGCGGCAGGATTCGGAATTGGTGCGCGCTGCGGCGCGCAGGGCACGCGACAAGCGCACGGGCGCGCAACCGCTAATCCCAGACCCTGACGATGTGGACGTTTGGGATGCGGAAGTCGTGGACGGGCCTGGGTCTGCGCTGGTGCGGGCATGAAGCGCGCGAAACTCACGGGCAAGGGGCTAAAGGACTTGCGGGCGCTGGTGTACCGCAGGTCACAGGGGCTATGCGATTGGTGTGGCAAAGGCGTGCGTGAGGACGCTTTCGAGATGCACCACAGGTTATTGAAATCGAGGCTTGGCCCGGATGCCCCGTGGAATTGCGTCGTTTTGCACAGTTCTTGCCACGCGTGGATTACCCGCCACCCCGAGCGGGCAAAGGAATTGGGTTTCGAGATTTCGCGTTATGACCCGAACCCGGATTCTGTGCCGATGTGGTTGCACCAGCAGTACGCGGTGATACCGGATGGCGGCGGCTGGGCGCAAACCCTAGTGGCCGCGTAGGACGGGTGGCGGTGAACGCGCGGCCAGGGAACCGGCATGGCGAGGGGTTGCGTGCCGCTGGCGTCGGACAGCGACCCGCCACCGGGCGCCCGCAGGGCTTTCCATCCTTTCACCCTGCGGGCGCCACAAACACAACACATCACATCACACAAGGAGAAAACTCGAAATCGTGAAATCTGAGAACCCGCCACCAACGGGCACGGAAATGCGGTTTTCCATCCCGCCCGAATACTGGCTATCCAGCAACCAACGGCTCCACCGCCACGCTGCGGCGGCACGCGTCCGCTGGCTCCGCGACTACGGGGCAGGGATGGCCCGCAGAACGTGCTACGCCTACCGAAAAGTTACTGTCGTCGCGGAAATCCGCTACCCCACCAACCGGCGCGCAGACCCCCCGAACGCGTGGCCTACCGTGAAACCGTTAATCGACGGCCTGGTGCAAGGCGGTCTGATACCCGACGACGACGACGCGCACCTACCGCTACTCGCGTTTAAGCGCGGCACGAAAACCGGAACCAGAGAATACATGGTTTGCTTGCACATCACGGAGGAAATAGGGTGACTTTCGAACCGAACACTATCGTTTTGGGCGATTGCATGGAGTTGATGCCCGCGCTACCCGACCAGGCTTTCCCCTGCGTGTTGACCGATATTCCGTATGGCGCGGTAAATAATATGAGTGAGGAGCGGGTCTGTTACTCGAACGCAATTCGGCCAGGAATGTTCAAGGGTGCTGCGGATGTGACCACGTTCGCGTTGGATGATTTCTTGCCCGAGATAACCCGCGTCGCGGCGGGCGGGGTGTTCATATTCTGTTCCATCGAGCAATCCGCCACGATATTCGGCTACTACCGTGACCACCCCGATTTCATGGTGCGGAATTGTGTGTGGACTAAAGCGAACCCGTCGCCGGTTATGGGCCAATATACGTTTCTTTCCACCGTTGAGATGTGCGTTTTTGCCAAACGTCGGGAAACCCCGTTCCATTACTCGTGCGCGCCCGCCGCGTGGAGCCACCCCGTAGCCAGGAGCCAGCGGCACCCCACGCAGAAACCCGTTGGCCTGTTCCGGTATCTGCTTGAGTCCGTCACGGAACCGGGCGATACGGTGTTTGACCCGTGCATCGGTTCTGGCACTACAGCGGTGGCGGCGCTGATGGCGGGCCGCAAGTATTTCGGCTACGAGTTGAACCCGGAATACCACCAAATCGCGCTGGAACGGGTGGCGGCGCAAGGCGAGGATTTGTTTGCGCTCGCGGGCGTACCCGAGAACCCGTCCGCCCGGTTGGAGCCGCTTGGGGTTTTGTCGTGACGATTACCGCCGAGTTGGCGCGCGCGGTGTGCCACTACCGGGCGTTGACCGCGATGCTGCCCCCGAGCCAGGCCCGGTTTGCGCGCCACGCGTGCGAACCAGGCGCGCCGTTGAACGTCTGGGCTTTGGACGCGCGCAACGCGCTCGCGGGCGAGATTGAGGCCGCAGCGTCGATGGTAGCGGCGTGCCTAGACGAAACCCCGTCCACGGGCACGGCGGCGCACGTCGCCTACCTGCGGCACGCCGCAGCGGTTATCGCCACCGCAAGCCCGCTGACGGCTGGCGAGGCCGCGACCCTGCTGGCGGACGCGAACTTTCGCGCGAACGCGCACACACGGCTCTTCGACACCACCACCCCTATCCGCGCCACTTGCCCTGCTTGCGGTTCAACCCAACTGTGGCTCAACCCAGCCACCGGGGAAACCCGGTGCCTCACCTGCCAACCAGAAAGGAAAACAGCATGAAAGACCCAAACGCAATCCAACGGGCGGTGGTGGCATTGTCCGAAATGGAGATGGACGGCTGCCAAATATGCGGTTATTGCGGCGGAATAGAATATGAATGTGTGGCAGAAACCGTCCTCAGAGCCGCGCTTGACCGTGGCGAGATGGCGGCGGCGAATCCCGAACAGTTGGGCGGTGATTCCGAGTGAGCGTTTACCCGAAACCGACCGAAGTCAAGTTTGCGGATGATTTGGACGTTTGCGCTGGCGCGATGATTGTCCGCTGCGAACTGGAACCGGGGCACCCCGGCGAACACAGCATGGCCGTGGGCTGTGGGCACTTGATTTGGGAAGCCCCATGACCACCCTGGACACCATCGCAATCGCCCACGCGCTAGGCCGCGCCAGCCAGGACATACGCAATTGGGCCAGGCGCGGAAAAATCACCAAAATCGGCCACGACAGCAAAGGCCGGACACTTTACCACCTAGAATCCGTCACCGCATACAGCGACACGCTGCCCCCCACCAGACAAAAGGCCCCCCCATGTGACACAATGGGGGCCAGTAGTGCCCCCACCCCAAAACCGGGCACCCCCACACACACCCCAACCCCCAACCCAGGCTCGACGCAACCGGGAAACACACAGCGACAGCAAGGCAACCCCCTATGAGCCGAACGGGTGACACCACCTATCTACGCAACCGCGCAACCGTACTAGCAACCGCGCAAGCAAACGGTTTGACCAACTGCCCCGGCTACGAAACCCGCAACGGACACCACCCCTGCGGCATAGAACTGGACTACACCACACCACAACTGCCAAACAGCGCAGAAACCGACCACATCACCCCCGCAGCCCAAGGCGGCAACAACACAACCGACAACCTGCGCGTAATCTGCCGAACTTGCAACCAAAAACGCAACAGAAAACCACCACCACCACCCCCCACCACATACCACACCGGGCGAGCCTGGTAACACCCCCGACCACGCGCACGGGCCACGCGCCCGAACCACACCAAACGCGCACACCCCACCGGGGGCACCCCCACCCCCGGCCACGCGCAAGCACCCCCGGCCCATAGCGGGATACCCCCCCGGAGGCTCGTGGCTTTCGGTTGTTGCGTGGCAATTCCGCGGGATGGCGATTTGTTGCGTGGGGGTTGGGTTGGGCACAACGGATTGACTAGGGTTCACGGGCCTGGTTGCATGATTCTTGCGTTTGGGGGTTGTGTGGTGGCGGTTTCCAGGGATGAAAGATTGGTGCGGCGCAAGAAAGCGTTGGACGGTCGGTTGGCTGGTTGGGGTTGGACGGAGATTGCGGAGCGGTGTGGCTACAACTCGCGGCAGGCGGCGCAATCGGATGTGGCGCGCGCGTTGGCGAAAGCAACGCCGTCCACGGAGGTTGGCGAGGATGCGACGCGGTTGCAACTTGCCCGGTTGGACACGTTGTACCGGCTCCATTGGCCTGCGGCGTTGCGTGGGGATTTGAAAGCGGGCCATTTCATTTTGCGGGTTGAGAACATTCGTCGCGCGGTTTTGGAGTCTGGTGCGGTGCAGGGTGCCCCGTCCGGGGAGGTTACGGTGCTTGATGAAATCGCTGCCAGGCGCGCGGCTAGGGTCGCAGGTGCCCCGCGTCGCGTTGGCGCCTAGTGGGGATTCGGGTGACGGTGACGACGCGGTTTTGTTGGCGCGTGGTTTGGGGTTGGTGCCGGACGCGTGGCAGGAACTGGTGGCGGTCGCGTGGTTGGTGTCTGCGGGTGGCCGGTTGGCTGCGTCGCGGTGTGGGGTTTCGGCGCCGCGCCAGAATGGCAAGAATAAGATTCTTGAAATTGTGGAGTTGCACAAACTGGTTGTGGGCGGCAGGCGAATCATGCATACGGCCCATGAGGTTCGGACGGCCCGTGCTAGTTTTTTGAGTTTGCGCGGCTATTTCGAGAATCCGGCGCACCCTTACATGAAAAAGTTGGTCAAGGCGATTCGCTCGGTGAATGGGCAAGAGTCGATTGAGTTGCGGAATGGTGGTTACATCCAGTATTCGGCGCGTCGTCGTTCGACGGCCCGCGGGATGGGTTTTGATGATTTGGTTATCGATGAGGCCCAGGAACTTTCGGATGAGCAGTTTGAGGCTTTGAGGCCGATTATTTCGGCGCCGCCGTCTGGGCAGCCGCAGATATTGTTTCTTGGTACGCCGCCGCCGCCACGTTCGGACGGGGAACCGTTTAGGCGGATTCGGGCGCAGGCGTTGGCGGGCGAGGATTCGCGGCTTGCGTGGCATGAGTGGAGTCCGGTGGACGTGCCGGTGGAGGGTGACAAGCCGGGTTTGTTGGCCGCTGCGGCTGAGTCTAATCCTGCGGTTGGTTTGCGTATCGCGTGGGAAACCGTCGAGGATGAACTTGCGGATATGTCGCATGATGGTTTTTTGCGTGAGCGGTGTGGTTATTGGGGCACGGTCGCGGTTGAGTCCGCGGCGATTGATGGTGCGTTGTGGGCGGCTTTGGCGCGGGGGTCGGCTACGCAGGTTGGGGAATTGGCTTGGGGTGTCAAGTTTAGCGCGGATGGCAGGGTGGTTGCGGCGGCTGTGGCGGTGCGTGACGACGATGGGGTTACGAACGTCGAGGCCCTTGGGTCTGCGGCTATGCCCGCTGGTGCGTCGCAGTTGATTGCGTGGCTTTCGGTGCGGTCGCGGTGGGAGCGTGGCCGGATTGTGGTGGATGGCCGTGCGGGTGCGGTGGATTTCGTGAACGCGCTCGCTGCGGCTGGTGTGCCCCGGCATTTGCTTAGGCACGCGATTGTTTCGCGGGATGAGGCCATCGCGGCCCATTCGAGTTTTTTCCGGGCGGTTGTGGATGGCACGGTGACGCATTTGGGGCAGGCGCCTTTGGATGCGGCGGTGGCTGTGGCTGGCCGTCGTGACATTGGCGGGCAGGGTGGTTGGGGTTGGCGGTCGTTGGCCCCTGACGGAGACGTATCGGATTTGGATGCGGTGACTTTGGCTTTTGGCGCGGTGCAGCCTGACCGGCCCGCGTCGCGGCAATGGCGTGGAATGGTGGTGGGTTGATGGATGGCATTTCGCCCGAGAGCAGGGTGATGTTTGATTATTGCCATGCGCGTTTGTTGCGGGTACGTCACCATAATTCGACGCTTGAGGCTTTTTATGAGGCTAAGTACCATGTGCGGGATTTGGGTATTTCCACGCCGCCCAAGATGCGGCATTTGCGGACGGTTACGGGTTGGCCGGGAGCTGTGGTGGATTGTGTTGACGAGCGCCTTGATTTTCAGGGTTGGCTTGGGCGTGATGATGATTTGGGGCGCCGGTTGCGTGAGTTGTACCAGGCGAATTGTTTGGATTCGGAGTCGTCGCGGGTGCATTTGGACGCGCTGATTTTCGGTATCGGGTTTGCCGCTGTTTCGCGTGGGGGCGCCGGGGAGCCGGATTCGTTGGTGTTGGGGTTGTCGCCCAAGGACACTACGGGCGTTTGGAATCCACGGACGCGTAGGCTTGACGCGGCGCTTACGGTGACGGAACGCGGCGAGTCCGGGCCGGTTGGTTGGACGTTTTGGGATGGCGCGTACCGTTACCGTTTGGTGGCTGATGGTGGCGGCGTGGTGGTCGCGGACGCTGCCAGGCATGGTTTTGGGCGGGTGCCGGTGGTTGCGTTTCCGAACCGCGCGCGCACGTCGAAACCTTATGGCCGGTCGGAGATTACCCCTGCCGTGGTGTATTACACGGAGGCCGCAGCCCGGACATTGTTGGGTTTGGAGATTAATCGCGAGTTCTACAACACGCCGCAGCGTGTCGGGTTGAATATGCCGGACGAGGCTTTCCAGGACGCTAGCGGGCATCCTGTGAACCCGTGGACGGCCATTTTGGGCCGGTTGTGGACGTTGCCCCCGAACCCGAACCCGGACGCGCCGAACCCGGAGGTTCACCAGTTTCAGCCGTCGAGTCCTGCGCCGTACCTTGACCAGATTCGCGGCTATCAGGCGATGGTTGCGGCTGAGGCTGGTTTGCCGGAGGGGTATTTGGGTTTGCATACTGCCAATCCGGCGAGCGCGGACGCGATTAGGGCTTTGGAGTCGCGGTTTGTTCGTCGGGTGCAGCGCAGGCAGGTCGCGTTTGGGCGGGCTTGGGATGAAGTTGCGGCGTTGGCTTTGGGGTTGCCTGCGGTCGCTGATTTTGGTGCGTTGTGGGCGCCCGCTGCGACGCAGACGCTCGCGGCGGACGCGGACGCGATTGCGAAGTTGGTTGGCGCTGGTACGTTCGCGCCGGATTCTGAAGTCGCGTTGACGTGGCTTAGGTTGTCTCCGGAACAGCAAGAGCGGATACGGGCCGAGAACGTGCGTCACGCGCAGGAAGCGCAGGCTAACGAGTTTCTTTCGGCTGTGTTTGCGAATGGTGATATTCCGTTGGCTGAGCGCCGCCCGGTTGAGGGGTAGTGGTGGACGCGGGTTTGACCGTCGATGCGTTGCGTATCGCGGTTGCGCGTGCCGCGCCGGGTGCGAAGCAGTTGTTGGAGCGGGGGCTGGCGCGCGGTGATTTGACGCAGGCTCACGCGGTTCAGACTTTGATGCTGTTTCACCCTGTTGCGTGTCGCGGGGTTTCGCTGAAGTCGGCTCAACTGTTTGACGCGTTGCGGGCAGACCCGTCGTTTAGGGCGCGCAATTTCGAACCCCCGCGCCGCGACTACGCCGAGGTTGTGGCGCACGTTTTCGCGGCGCATGATTCTGCGGCGGGCCGCATTTCCGCGCTCGGGGATTGGATGGACGCGCAGGTGCATAATCACGCGGCGCGCACGATGGAACGGAACGCGCAAATTGACCCGTCGAGTCCGGGGGTGCGCGTTGTCGTGCATGGCGACATGGCTGAGTGTCACGCAAGAAATGCGCCGCATTTCTGGTGTGACGAGATTGCGGCGCGGCGCGAGCGTGGCGATATGCGGGGTGGTTTCCACCCTAATTGTGTGTGTGAGGTTTTACCTGCGAAATACGCGCCGCAAAACCTTGCGCCAGTTGTCAACCCTGCGAGGTGGCGCCCCTGGAGGCCCATAGATGCCGCTGACGTGCCTTGGCCTGGCGAAATGGTGCAAGAGTTACGCGACGTGGTTAGGATGCACGATATTAGCCCAGATGCGTTGCAACGGTTGAGCGACTTGGCAGCCATGCCCCGTTCATTGCAACTTGAACTTTCGCGCGGGCTGGCGAATGGTGGTGGCATAATCCTGGGGGACATTAACGCCGCAACTGCGCTTGACACTCGGCGTTGGGAGCCACCGCGCGGCTATCCGCCGGGGGTTGGTTGGGATAAGAATGGTGGATTGTATGACCCTGCCACTAATACCCTATTTGCCGGGGCAATTAGGTATGGTGGCGGCACTAATACGGTATGGCATGAAGCGGGCCACGTTTTCGATAGAATGAGAGGCAAAGCGTCCGATTCGCCAGAGTGGCGACGTTGGGGCATGGAGTTGGAATCCGCGATGGATACTGATAGGTATTTCAATTCCAACGAGAATCCGGGTTGGCGAAGCGAGTTGTACGCAGAAACGCACGCGGCTTGGTTGAAGTGGCGCGGCACCGTTAGCGGTGACGCGTTAGCGCACAGGTTGTCCGGCGCTGTGTTTGACTACGCGAACGGTGGTACGGTACGCAACGATGCCGAGGTTGAGCGCGTCACGCTGGCAATGGTAGCGTATTTTGAAAGCACGTTGTGATGTGGTACGGTGGCGGTGTGAGTGTTCCCCAACCGGCGCAGAGGCTACCTGATGGCAGGCTGGCATTATGGGGCGCTATTCGTGATGGCAGGTCTTATGCGTGGATTCTGCGTGATGGGGGCGCCACAGCCGGATGGTATCTTGATGGTGGCACAATCATTCCCGCAACGCCGGACATGATTGGTGCTGTTGAGGCTGGATATTTTTACTTGCAGTAGCCTACCGTTTTTAATTTCTAACCCGTAACCGTTTTGGTTGCGGGTTTTGTGTTGCAATTTTCAAGAGAGAGTACGATGATGGCAGAATCACAGGTAGCAGCCACGGAAACCCAGGCGAGCGCCGAACCGGCGCAACTACCCGAAAACCATCCGCTTGTTACCGCGCTTGCGACGCTGAAGCGCGAGAACGCCGCTTACAAGGTGCAGGTGGCGCGGGTGACGGAGTTGGAAGAGGCTAACGCGACGCTGGAAACCCAACTTGCGGAGGCCAGGCTGGAGGGTGTGCGTGGCCGTATCGCGGTGGCGCACGGGCTGACCCAGGACGACGCGGCCCTGTTGATGGGCAGCGAGCAGGAGATGGAAACCCTGGCGCGGCGCCTTGCGGGCAATCCGGTGGCCCCGTGTGCCGAACCGGTGGCGGGTACGCAGGCGGGGTACGCGCCCGAACTTGGCCGGGTGGTTTCTATCCCGGTTGCGGGCGGTGACGAGTCGGAAACGTCGCGGGCGTTTTCCGATTTTTTGGACAACATAACGAAGTAGTTATTATTTAGGAGGTTGTTATCATGGCAATTACTTGCACGCCTACGGACATTAGTAGGGAGTCTGCGGGGTTGTACTTGCCCGCTGAGGTTTCCAATGAGATTTGGGGTTTGACGCGCGCAGAGTCGGGTATCATGTCTGCGGCGCGGCACATTTCCATCCCTGGTTCGGGTATCGCTTTCCCGGTTGTGACGGGTACTGCGGCGGCTGATTGGGTTGGGGAAACGTGCGCTAAGCCGGTTGGTGAGGCCAGTTTCAACACCAAGATTATGCGCCCGTACAAGTTGGCGGTTATCGAGATTTTCTCGGAGGAGTTTGCGCGTGACCATCACGGGCTTTACCGTGAGTTGGCGCGGCAGTTGCCGAGCGCGTTGGCGGCGAAGTTCGATGCGACGGTTCTGGGCCGCTATACGGCTCCTGGCAACGATTTCGACACGCTCGCGGGGGCGCCTACGGTGAACCTGGCGGGCGGCACGGGTGTTCAGGGGTTGCTTGCGGCGCAAAGGCAAGTCGCGGCGGCTGGTGGCCGGATTTCGGCGTGGCTGGCCGAGCCGCCGTTGGAGTCCGTCCTGTTGGCCGCTGCGGTTACGGGTGGCTGGCAGAACCCGTTTACGCCGGGTGAGCCGGGTGTCGGGAATGTCCTTGGGGCGCGGGTTTACCCGTTGGCTCCTGGCACGTTGCCTGCCCCGTTCACGGGTGTTGCGGGCGATTTCGCGGACAACGCGATTTATGGCACGGTGGGCCGTATCCATGTTTCCCGTTCTGACCAGGCATCGGTCGTGTTGCATGATGGGCAGACCGTGAACCTTTGGCAGCAGAATATGTTTGCTTTGCGGGCCGAGGTTGAGGTTGGTTTCATTCTGCGTAACCCTGCGGCGTTTGTGCGGATTCAGGGTGAGCCGGTTGATGCGGCGGGCGCTGCGGGCGAGATTGCGGAAATGCACGTCAACCACGCAATCGTGGACAACGAAACGGTGCAGCGGGAGACGGTGGGTAATGCCACGGTCGGTAACGCGACGGTTGGGAACGTGACGCACGAGCCTGCGGCGCACGCCGATGGCCCGTTCACGAAGCCCCGGTCACGCAAGTAGTTAGGGGGTGGTGGGGATGGCCGTCGCGTTGACGCCGGATGATTTGCGTCCTTTCGCGCCGGATTTGGATTCGGCGCGCGCTGACGCGATGATTGCGGACGCTACCGCGACGGCTTACCTGCTCGCTCCTTGCCTGGCGCGTGACGACGTGCCCGATGTTGTGGCGGCAGCGGCGCGCGCGATTGTGCGTGGCGCGATTCTGCGGTGGCTGGAGTCGGGTGCGGGTGGTTTGACAACCGACCAGCAAACCGCTGGGCCGTTCACGTCCACCAGGACTACTAGCAGAACGTCGATGTTCTGGAAGTCCGAGGAGCAGAAATTACGTTCGCTGTGTGGTGGTGGCAAGGCTTTCGCGTTGGACACGATGCCTGAGCGTGATGGCGATGGCCCGGATTGGTGGGCAATGTCTGAGCGCCACACGATGCCCGTGTCCGTTCTGCGGGAACAGCCGGATTGGGTTTGGCTGTGAGCCGCGCGGCGTATTGGACGGCGGAGCGCCGCCGCTGGGCCGCTGGGCATGGTTACGCGCTGCCGGATGGGTCGTGGCCGATTGAGACGGTGCAGGATTTGCGGAACGCCGTGCAGGCTTTTGGTCGGGCGCAATCGCCCGCGCGGGTGGCTCGGCACATTGTGACTAGGGCGCGCGCTTTGGACGCTTTCGATTTGGTGCCGAAACATATTAGGCGGCGCGCATGACCACGCGTTTTCCTTTTGGGCAGGTTGTGACCCGGTTGGAGCCGTTGATGGTGGCGGACGCGCATCATCCGGGGCACGCGCACGCGGATTGGTCGCAGGTGACGCGCACGGACATTCCGGGGTGTGTCGTGTATCCGGCTGGTTCGACGGGTGATGAAACGTCGCAGTTGGGTCGGCCTGAGTTGGCGACGCAGACGATGAACGTGTTGTTGCCGCCCGGTTTCACGTTGAATCCTACTGACCGGGTGGAGTGGCGCGGCAGGGTGTTTCAGGTTATCGGTTTCACGACGGAGTTCGTTTCACCGTTCACGGGGTGGGCGCCGGGGAACCAGGCCGTTATCAGGTTGCGGGAGGGTTGACCCGTGGCGGGTAATGGGGAACTTTCGCGGATTCGGTTGAACTCGCGGGGCATGGCGAAGTTGTTGAACTCGCGGGCGATTGGGGGCGCGTTGATGGCGGACGCGCAGGCGGTTGCCGCGCGGGCGCGCTCGTTGGCGCCGGTTGACACGGGCGAGTACCGGGATTCGATTCGGGTGGAGCCTGCGCGTCCGCATGATAGGCAAGTGGTGCGGGTGGTGGCGGGTGCTAGGCACGCGCAGGTGGTTGAGCGTAACGATTCGACGTTGGCGCGGGCGTTGGGCGCGAGTAGTGGCCGTTCGCGCAAGAACCGTTAGGGGGTGGGCGGTGAGGACGTGGCAGCCGGTGGCCGTCCACTACCCGGACGCGGAATTGGTGATGTGCGCGGCTACGCGGGCGCTGAATATCGGTGGGGTGGATTTCGTGGGGCGTGAGTTGCCGCGCCAGCACGGTACTGCGGTCATTTGGAATCGGGTTGGTGGCCGTGACCCGCTCGCCTTGATGCAGGTGCGGGTATTCGCGCCGACTCCTGATGTGGCGGTTGGGGTTGCGCGCAGGTTGGCGGGCGCGTTGCCGGGTGTGGTTCGGTTGGGTTTCGGCATTTTCAGGGTTTCGCAGGAAACGGGTGTCACGGATTTGGGCAGCGTGCCCGAGCCGTTGCGGCAGATGGTTTATGAGATTGGGCTTAGCCCGGAAAGATTGGTGTAATGTGAACGGTTTGAATCCTGATTCGGTTATGACGGGCGTTTATGATGGCGCGGCGTATTGGGGTGACATGGCGACTAGTGAGCCGGTTACGGGTTTGGCGGCTAGCCTGGACTCTCTCGGTTTCGTGAACTTGGGTTACATTTCTGAGGATGGCCCTACGTTGAATCTGCCGGGTGAGGCTGACGCGACGGCGGTTCGCGCGTGGCAGCGGGCGGCGATTATCCGCACTATTCGGACGCCGAATGAGGAGCAACCCACTTGGGAGTTTACGCTTATTCAACAGGATGCAAAGGTTATCGAGTTGTCGTTTGGTGTGAATGTTACGCAACTCGCGCCGAACGAAATCCGGTATGTGATTGACGGTAATACGCAGCGCCCGCATGGCCGGTTGGTGTTGGACGTTATTTCTGGTTCGCAGGTTGCGCGCTACTATTCGCCTAACGCGGTGGTTACTGCGATTGGGGCGTTGACTTTCAGCAATGACGGTACGCCGATGGGTTATCCGATTACGATTTCGAGTGACTTTTCGACGGAGATAAACGGCCAGATTGAGGTTTGGCAGCGGACGGTTGCGGATTTTGGTGAGCCTGCGGGTTGGGCGGCTGGTGTGGCGCGTGGCGGCGTTGGCGACGTTGCGCCGGTTGGTGACGTGGTGCGCGAGTACCGCGACGAGGCGGCTATCGATGAGGCTGCGGTTGATTTGGAAGCCGCTGTGGAGGCGCTTGAGGGTGCCGCTGACAAGGTTACGGGCCGCAAGCGCCGGTAACTACCACGTTGCCCCGTGGGCGCGCCTACGGGCCGTCCACGGGGCGCATTTCGACGTATCTACACACACGCAGGGAGATTGAGTTATGCCGCAGTTTAGTACGGAGTCGGGGCAGGTTTACGATGTGACGGGGAAGCATTTGGTTTGGTATCCGCAGCCGTGGGATGGTGAGGAGCCGCCCGCGCCCATTCGGGTGCCGCTGCGTATTAAACTTGGGAAATTGTTGGACATTGGCGAGGACGACATTACGGCTAGCAACGCGAAAATGCTGGCGGTTGTCACGTTGATTGCGCCGTCCCAAGTTGGCGCGTTGCGCGAATTGGACGTGAACGAGTTTGGCGAACTTTTCAAGGCGTGGTTGGAAACGTATCAGACGTTTAGCGGGGTTTCGTTGGGGGAAGCGTTGCCGTCGCCCGATGGCTCGGTGCCCGCAGGGTCGCAGCCGCTTACGATTTCCGTGCCCGGTTCGGTTTCGGGTTAGCGGATTGTGGTTGGCGCGTGGCTTGGGGCGAGGTTCGTGATTTGGTTTCGGTTTTGTTGCGTGACCCTGCGAGTTGGTTGTTTGCGGACGCGCAGGGTTGGCCGTATCCGATTAGCGCGGAAACGCGTGTGGTCGCGGATGTGTTCGACAGGCTTGGGCAGGTTCACGCGGGCAAGCGCGCTAAGCGGTTGAAGCCTCATCCGATTAGGCCGTGGCCGCAGGATAGTAGGGTCTCGAAAAAGGTTTCTAACGCTAAGGGGTACACGCGCGAGCAATCCATTGGGATTCTGGCGGCGATGCGCCGGGGCGCGTAGTGGACGGGGGTGGCGGTCATGCCTGAAGTTGGCTCCGCTTGGGTAACTGTTGCCCCTTCTGCGCGCGGGTTCGGTGGGAAGTTGAACCATGCCGCTGGTGCGGAAATCAAGAAGTCGGGTATCGGCAAAACGTTCACCAAGAACATTGGTGGCGCGGCTAAGGCCGCTATGGGTATCGCTGCGGGCGCGGTGGCGGCTGGTGTGGGCAAGATTGTGCAATCTGGCCTAAAGGTGAACCGTGCTTTTGGGGTGTACCAAGCGGCTTTCCAGACGTTGACGGATGGCGCGGACGGTGCGGGCGCGGCTATGGCGGTCGCGGCTATTGAGGCCGTGAAAATGCAATCCACTATGGGTAAGATGGATTTGGCCAGCGCCACCAAGTCGTTGCTCGGTTCGGGGGTGGCGGCAGCCGATTTGGAGTCCACTCTGACGATGTTGGGCAAGGCCGCGATGGACAACGGGCAGAACATGGCCCGGTTGACCAAGTATTACGGTATGGCGCGTAACGGTATCGAGTTGACCCAACAGCAAATGGAGTCAATGAAAGCCAACGGGTTCGCGCCAGCCATGTTGGCGGCTGAGGCGATGGGTAAGTCGCTGGTTGATTTCGAGGCTTACGCGCGTGCGGCGGGCATGACGAACAGCGATATTTTTCTAAAGGCGTTGGAACTTTCGACGGCTGAGGGCGGTCGGTTCGCTGACGTTTTCGAGAACGCGGGGCAGACGCTTGAGGGTGCGTTTTCGCGGTCGCAGAACGCGTGGCAGTTGTTCTCGGGCGCGATGATTGGCGGCGTTGGTTCTGGGTTGTACCGGGTGCTGGCGGACGTTCACAACCGGGGCATTACCCCGATGTTGACCGGGTTGTATGAGATGGCGAAAAACTCTGAGGGGTTGCAGCGCCTTTGGGAAGCGGTCGGCGCCGTCGTGGTGCCGATTTTTGAGAACTTGAACACGCGCGTTACGGAGTTGGCGGCTAGTTTCTTTGGCTGGCTGGACGGTATCGATTTCGATGGCGTTATTGGCGGTTTCGAGGGGATGGGCGCGATTATCGCGCCGCTGATTGGATTTTTTTCGCAGTTTGCCACGAAAATCCCGTATGTTGGCAGCAAGTTGACGTTCTTGAAAGGCCCGGTTGGGCTGATTATCGGTGCGTTTGTGACGATGTGGCGCGAGTCTGAGGTTTTGCGTGACGCGGTTTTCGGCGCCTTTTCCATGATTATTGACGTTATGGGGCATTTGCAACCCGTTTTTCAGGTGGTTACGGGGCTTTTTGCCACGTTGGCGCAGGTAGCGGGTGACGTGTTGGGCGTTGCGCTGGAGGCCGTCGTCGGCGTCCTGGGCATGGTGGCGACGGAGGTTCTGCCCCGGCTGGTGCCGTTGATTGAGTTGGTCGCGGAGGCGGTCGGGGTTTGGGCGGAAATGCTCGGTGGCGCGTTGATGGACGCGCTCGCGGTTTTGATGCCGCCCATCATGCAGTTGATTTCGGACGTGTTGCCGGTTTTGATGGATTTGTTTGAGGCCATTGTGCCGATTGTTTTGGAGTTGGCGACGGGCGCGCTCGCGACGTTGATTGATATTGTGCTGATGGTGGTTCAGGCTGCGGCTCCGCTCATTGAGGTCATTTCGCAATTGGTGATGATGTTGTTGCCGCCGTTGCTTGGCTTGGTTGAGGCCGTGTTTGGTGCGGTGGCTCCGCTAATTCCGATTATCCTTGATTTGGTGAAAGCCGCTATTGGCCCGTTGTTGGATATTTTGGTGGCAATCATCGTGCCGATTGTGGAGGCCATTGCCGCGTGTGACGGTTTCGCGCAAGTGTTGCAGTTTGTGGCTGAAGTGGTTGTGAAAATGGGCCGGATTCTGGAGATTGTTTTCGGTTTGATTACGCAGATTGTGGGCGGGGCGATGGATTTGCTTTCGGGCACGATTGGCACGGTTATGAGCGTTGTGCAGGGTGATTGGTCGGGTGCGTGGGAGAACATTCGTTCAACGGGTTCGCGGATTTGGGATAGGATTACGCGTCGGAACCGTGACGGGGTGGGCGAGGTCGCGGGCGACGTTGAGCGCGAGATGGGCAACGCGGCGCGGTCGGCTGGCCGCAGTTACGATGCGATGGAGTCTGCCACGTCGCGGGCTTGGTCGGGCATGGAATCCACTACGCGCGTAGGTGTGGCGGGTACGTTCGACACGGTTAGCGTCGGGATGGCGAACACCGGCTCCATTGTCGATTCTGAGTTGTCGCGGATGCAGGTGGGTACGCGGGATTCCTGGGATGGCATGGCGGCTGCGACTACTGCGGGCATGGATGGCATTGGTGACGCTACCCGGACGGGTTTCGGGTCGGTTGTCGATAGTGTCGATTCGGACATGGCGCGGGTCGGCCAGGCCGTCGAGGCCGGTTGGGCGGGGGCGAACGAGAACACCGCTAAGGCGTGGGATTCGATGGTTTCCGCGACGAACAGCGGTGCGCGTGACGTGGCGAACAGGGTTTCCCGGTTGCCGCAGGAAATCACGTCGGCTCTCGGGCGCACGGATAGGCTCCTTTTCCAACAGGGCGCAGATTTGGTAAACGGTTTGATAAACGGTATCAATTCGCGTAGCGCGGCGTTGAGCAGCGCAATGAACGCGAAGTTGCGGAATGTGCAAAGCAACGCGTCTGCGGCGAACAGCGCGGCGCGGGCGGCGACAGCCCGCCCGCTCGGTGTTGAGGCTTTCGGGGTGGCTGGTATCGACGCGCTGGAGGCCGCTTACGGGGCCGTGGACGCGTTTGCGGGCGCGTTGCCCACGGATACCGCTTGGGGTGGGCTTTCGGCTGCTACGGGCGATTTTGGCGCGGTTTGGGGTGTGGACACGGTTGCCGGGGAGTCGTCGCGGTTTGTGACGGTTGCCGAACTGCGCGACGCGATGGGCGAGTTGGCGCACATGATGGAGTTGGCTGCGGCGGGCATGGTGGATTTGCGGGCGCGTGAGTTGTTGACGCGTACCCCGGCGTTGCACGGGTAGGGGGTTGGGCATGGCTGAGCGTGCTGGTTCGTTCCAGGTGTCGCAGGTGGACGGTGACGGCCCTACGCGCGTTTCCCTGGTGGTGTCAGGTGAGCCTGCGGGCGCCGATATTACGGTTGAACGGTCGTTGAATCGGGCGGATTGGGCGCCGGTTCGGGGTGCGGTGAACTTGACGATGCCCGCAGGGGTTTTGGAGGCTTTGGATTTCACGGTGCCGCTCGGGCGCATGGTTTTCTACCGGCTAATTGTGAACGGTACGCCGGTCGAGTATGGGCAGGTTGTGACGGATTCGCGTGGGGTTTCGTGGATTCAGGATGCGTTGGCTCCACATATCGGGGTGGCGGTTTCGGTGGCGGTGTTGGACGCCGTGACGGACGTTTACGGGCCAGACGCTTTTCGGCGCGCGTCGTGGCCGCAGGCGGTTCGGGAGGCGTTGGTGATGGGCGCGGCGTTGCCGGTGGAGTCGGTTGGCACGCGCTCGCGCGCGGGGAATGTGCCGATTGAGATTCATGCGGTTATCCCGGTTGGTGATGAGCGTTTGCGTGAGTTGCTTTTGCAATCTGGGCCGTTGTTGATTCGGGGTGCCCCGTGTGACATGGCGACGGGGCTTGCGTCGGTTGGCCTGTTCTCGGAGGCACAGTACGTCGTTATCCCGGATGTGGTGGAAACCCACTTGGGGAATCCGCATGAGGTTGCGACGTTCACGGGGGTTGCCCGGTACACGCAGGAGCCGCGCTCGGCTGTGTTGGAGTCTGCGTGGACGTGGGGCCACGTCGAGGCCCGGATTCAGGGCAGGCATCCTGGCGGTAGTTGGAATCAGGTCGGGGGTGCGACGGGTCGGCGCACGTTTGGCGAGGTTCATGGCAATCCGGCGTTGTGGGGTGGGCAGTAGTGCGCGCGGGTGACGTTCCCGAGTCCGTGGTCGGGGTGGATGTTGCGAACGCCTCGGTTCGGGATTCGTTGGTGGCGGTCGCGTGGTACGCCGGGTATCCGGTTACGGACGCGTTGCCGGTGGTGTCGTTCCGGTTTTCTTGGGATTCGGGGCGCCGGGTGCAGGGGCAGGCTTCGCTTGTGGTGGCGGACGCGCACGGGGATTTGTGGCCGCGCCGGGTTGAGGATGCGCTTGGGGTGGCTGGTTCGCGGCTGGTTCTCGCCTACAGGTTTGGCGCGACGGGCCATGAGGTGCCGCTTGGGGTGTGGCGGATTCGCAGGTCTGTGCCGGATGTGTTGTGGCAGTACCGCAGGGTTGGTGAGCAGAACGTTTGGTTGCCTGGTGGCGGCACGGTGACGTTGTATGCGGATGAGGAAGCCGCGACTTTGGAGATGGACGTTTTGGACGTGGGGCACCGGGTGACGGTTGCGGGCACGGTCGGGTCGGAGGTTGTCCGGTTGGCCGATGGGTTGCCGGTGGTGTTCCATGCGGGGGTTGACCAAGGGCGCCCGGTGGCGGGTGGTGTCGAGTTGCCGGAGGCCCGGTTGGCGGCGATTCAGGGGTTGCTTGACCAAGTGGGCGCGGTGTACCGGATGGATGGCGCAGGCAGGCTTGAAGTTGTGCCCGCTGCGGGTACGCCGGTCGCGTGGCGCGTGGAGCCGGGTGAGGGCGGTTCGCTGGTGTCTGTGTCCAATGATATGTCGGACGCTGATTTGGCGAATGGTGTCACGTCGTGGCGTGAGTTGCGGGAGGGCCAGTCGGAGCCGGTTTTGTTGGCTGGTCGGGCGCGTGTGGTGGATGGGCCGCTTAGGTGGGGTGGCCCGTTTGGGCGCGTGCCCGTGTTCAGGGGCGCGAACCTGGCGGAAACGCAAGCGCAGGTTGACGCGGACGCTGCGACGACGTTGGCGCGGCTGGTGGCGCGTGGTGACGTGCATTTGGGGCTTTCGACGCTGTTGCATCCTGGGTTGCAGGTGCATGACCGGGTGACGTTGTTGGCGCCGCGCTATCCGCGTGCGCGCGCGATTTCGGGGCGCGTCCACGCGGTGAGTTGGCAGGGTCGGGATGGGGTTGCGGATAAGCACATGGGTTTGACTTTGGCGGTGCCGCATGATGTTTTGGGTCGGTTGGCTGAGCCGCTCGCGTGGAATCACGATTTGGAGTCGTTGGCGCGGTTCTATCGTTTTGGTTTCAAGGATTTCAGGATGGTTTAGGGGGTTTTGTGGTGGTTATGCAGGGTTTGGCTGATGATTCGCTGATTGCGGAGTTGCCCGAGTGGACGCGTCGGGTCGCTGAACACGTCAATTTGTTTCAGGCGACTCCTGGCCCTACTGGCCCAATTGGCCCTGCGGGCGCGGTTGGGCCACGGGGTGAAACTGGCCCCGCTGGGCCGGTTGGCCCTGCGGGCGCGATTGGCCCGGTTGGGCCGGTTGGCCCTGCGTCCACGGTGCCAGGCCCTGCGGGTAGTCCTGGCGCGCAGGGTGCGGTTGGGCCGCGCGGTGAAACCGGGCCGCAGGGGAACCCTGGCCCCGCTGGGCCAATTGGCCCTGCGGGCGCGGTTGGCCCAATTGGCGGGGTTGGCCCGCGTGGGGAAACTGGCGCGCAAGGCCCGGTCGGGCCTGCGGGCGCGGTCGGCGCGCAGGGTTTGAGGGGTGAAACTGGCGCGCAGGGTGTGGCTGGGCCAATCGGCCCAGCGTCCACGGTGCCAGGCCCGGTCGGGCCTGCGGGCGCGGTCGGCGCGCAGGGTATCCAGGGTATCCAGGGTATCGCGGGCGCGGTTGGGCCACGGGGTGAAACTGGCCCCGCTGGCTCCAATTTGATTGGGGTAACTAACTACAACGGATGGAACTTTGTCGCAGGTATGCGCCTTGCAGAGTTTCTAGTGCCACCAAGCGCAACGAGTCGAGACCTAACTTTACTGGTGAACTTGCGGATTGGTTTTGGAGCGCACACGATGGGCGGCCCGTCGGCGCACCAACCTGCCAATATTCGTTTCGAGATTACGGAGGCGGGCGACGGAAGGGAACCGGCTACTATGGTAGTAGGATTGCCCGGTTGGGGAACGCCGATTACGTTTTCTCGCAGTTGGCTTAGTCTCGCTGGCAATTTGGGTATTTCTAGGATACGGGTTTACTTTGACGGGTGGGCGGGTGCGGCGCCACCTATTCTACCGACCATTCATGGTACAGCAATGTTGTTTTCCAATATGCCGGAGGGGGTTTCTGTTGACCCTGCTGGCGGAAGTCGTGAAAGGCTATTCTGTGGGGGTACAACAGAATGGCCCGCGATAAGTGGCCCGGCAAACACGGACATTTTTTCCGATAGCATATCCCTTGGCAATTCTATGACAAGGTTGCCGTCGTGGGTTTCCGGCTTTGAGGATTGGCGGCGGCAAGGCAATGGTGTGCCGCTTTTTCGGGTGGCTCCGGGGCTTTACAAGGCAACTTGGGAGTGTTCGATGGCGAATAACGCAAACAGGATTGAAAACCTTGGCTTCGGGCAGTTTTTTGGGGTAGGCAATTTTTCTTTTACCCGGACGGCTTTCGTTATTACCAATCTTTCCAATATGCACCAATTGCACAGCGCCATTGCATACTATCGATTCCCTACGCCGCGCGATATTTACATCGGCTTTCGGAGTACAATGCCTACTGAGCATTATTTTCTAAGTTTTGCATTGGAATTGGAGCAGTTGGAGGCGCTTTAGGAGGCCGTTATGCCTAGCAGACAAACACCGCTCGGGATTTCATATCCGCACGGGCCAGACCTTTTCGAGCCGCTTGAGGCTTTCGGGCAACTCGCGGCTACCGCTGATGAGGCGATTGGCCGCGCGGTGCGCGATGGCGCAATGCGGGCGGTTCGCGCGGCGAACGCTACCGCCGCGCAGCAAGGCTCTGCGGCTGACCGTGGCAATATCTACTGGGTCGCGTAATGGCGCAATTCGTCGCTGGCGAGCGGAACGCGCAGGGGAACGGAAACGCAACCGTAAGCACATCCATGCACGTTCCGGCAGCGCACGGGCAGGGTTGGTCGGGTTGGGCATCCGCTAACTGTTGGTGGCTGGAGCCTGCGATGGAGCAAGGTAACGCAACTCTCGCGGTTTCACATCCGCCCGGACAAAACACCTTCATGGGCAATGGCTCGCGCCCCGTTTCGGGGGTCGGGCCTGCTAACGTTTCCGCGACGGTGACGGCGACGAGTGCTGGCACCAGGCGCCTTTCGGTTGGGGTAAACATTAGCGTGAACTTGCACGCGATACCACCGCCACCGCCACCGCCCGCGCCGGGGTTGCCTGGTGCGGTTACGGTTTCGGGGATTGTGCCGCGCGCAGCGGTCGTGCAATCCGCGCGTGCGAGCAACAATCCGACGCGGCGCGAATGGGAGTTGGCGCGGGGCGCAGGCTCTACCGCTGTTGTGCAAAGTTCGACGTTGAACGGAACGGTTTGGCAACTGGCTGGTTTGTTGCCAGGTCATTTGTACCGGGTACGGGTGCGTGACGGTAACGCAAATCCGACGTGGGGTGCCTGGTCGGGTTGGGTTGATTTCCGAACCCCGACGGAGGAGCGGGCGTTTGTGGACGGCCAGGAAATGCGTGACGCGTTTATCGATGGTACGCGGGTGCGCGAACTGTGGTTTCAGGGTGAACGGATTTGGACTAACGTCACATAGGTTAGGGGATTGACATGGTTAGCATTGCGTCGCGCGCGAGTTGGGGCGCCAGGCACCGGGATGGCGATATTGCGTTGAGTGGCTTGGCGTCGGAGGTCATTATCCACCACACGGTTACGGCCACGTTGCCGGAAACTGCTACGGTCGCGCAGGAACAGGCCCAGATGCGGCATATTGAGCAGATTGGGCAGGACAGGTTTCGGCAGGGGATTTCGTACAATGCCATCATTTTTCCCAGTGGCCGTATCTACCAGGGGGTTTCTTGGAATCGTCGTGGCGCACATACTGGCGGGCGTAATAGCACGGCTCGCGGTATCGCTTTTGCCGGTAATTTTGATACGCAGCAACCTAGTGCGCGGATGTTGGATGCGGCGGCGCGGCTGGTGGCGCACGGGCGCGGCAGGTGGTGGACGCAAGGCGCGACGGTTCGGGCGCACCGTGACGTGTCGGCTACAGCGTGCCCAGGTCGGAATGTCACGGCGGCGCGGATGGCGCAGATTCGGACGGGCGCCGCGGCACCGGCGCCAGCGGCTCCGGCGTTGGTGACGGGCAATGTCCAGGTGACGACGACGCAACCTGTCATCGATTTGCGGCAGGCTGGTTCTCGCGCGGTGACGATTGCGGGGGTGTCGCGGATGCAGGCGCTGTTGATGGCGCACCAACTTGGGCCGGATGGTCTGGTTGGCCCGTCTGGGCGCCCGAACGGGTCGGCTGGCCCGAACACCGCCCGGTTGTTGGAGCAGTTTCAACGGAATCGGGGTATCGCGCCTGACCGGATATGTGGGCCGATTACCTGGCGGAACCTTTTGGGCGGAACGTAGTTATGTTGGTTTTGTCGGTTCGATGTTTGGGGGTTGACTAGTATGCCATATCAGTTCGAGGATGATTGTCCGACGGAGGAAATCCCGGTGGTGCCGTATCGGCACGTTTACGAGCCGCCGCCGCGCTGGTTGTGCGTGACGTTGATTGTGTTGTCGGGGTTGGTGTTGTTCGCGGAAACTGCGGGCATGGTGTTGTTGCCTGCCACTTGGGCGCATTTGGTGGTTGAGGTTCTCGCTGCGGCTACGGCTGCGGTCGGTTTGGTGGTCGGGGGTTTGGAAACCCGGCGCCGGTTGACCCCTGTTTACTGGCAGGGTGACTCTAGTTAGGAGGCTGGTTATGGTTGATGGCAAGGTGGGCCGCAAGGCCGCGCATGACGCGGGCAAGGCGTTGGAGGATGCGAAGGAGCATCCGCGTAAGGTGGGCCGTAAGGGCGCGCACAACGCCGCTGAGGCGTTGGATGACCGTAGGGCTGGTAAGTAGTACCGGGTGTGGTGAAACCCCCGCAGATTCCCCTTTACGGGGGTTTCTGCGGGGGTTTTCGTCGTGCCTACCCGGCGTTGGTTGTCGGGTGTCTCGCTGCGATGTTCTTGCCGATGTTTTCTGCGAGTGGGATGGCCCATGCGTAGATTTCGGTATCGATGGTGCCCCACTCGTTTTGGTAGTAGCGGATTATTTCGGTGTAGGCGGCTGTGGTGGCTATCGCGGCGCGGGTGTCTGGGTCGTGCGTGAGTTGTTCGATTGCGGTTCTTGCGGCGGCGCGTGCGTTTTTGTTAGCGCGCCGGAGCGCGGCGGCTCCGCGTTGGTGTTCTAGATACCAGTTGGTCATTTGGGGCGCCTCTCGGGTTAGCGGGTTTTCCATGTGTGAAATTGTGGGGTGTCCATGTGCCATTCGGGGTGGCCTTGGCCTGGCCCGATGTGGCCGGGGGTTTTGGTGCAAACGTAATCGCCGTCTGTTGCGCCGCAGGTTTGCGGCTCGGTGCGGTATTGGTCGGGGTTTTCGCGCATTTGTTGGCGTTTGGCGGCGCGGCACCAGCGGCACAGCAGTTCGCCGTCTGCGTGTCGTTTGGCCCTGGTGGGGTTGTCGCAGGTTTCGCAATGGTTCATTGGTGGCTCCTTAGTGGTCGGGGTGCGAACCGTAGTTGAGGCTGATGGCGGTTGCCATTTTGATGCGCTGGTTGATGTTGTGGCGCACGGGCGAGTGGCAGTAGTAGTCGCAGAAGTTGGCCCATGTCCAGTTACCGCGTGACGCTTGGTAAAGCATGAGTTCGTTGATTGTGGCGGCTTGGGGCTTGGTGCGGTTCGGGGGGTTTTCCATACCACTAAGTTACCCTAAGTTACCCTAAGTTGTCAAGCGTGGGGGTCGGACACGGCCAAACCATGCGACACCGGGCGCCTACCCGCGCCGGTTCAGCCACTC